GGAGAACCCCCCGGCAATCACACCGGGGGGTTTTTCCTAGCGAGTCTCCGCTGAGTGGGTCACTCGTTTTTCTTTGCTGGGCTGGGCTGGTGGTTCATCCAACGCAACAACCGCACGAGCCATTTCGTCTGCCAGGGCTTTGACGGGACCACTATCGGGGTTCCCTGCCACCTTCAGAATTGCTTTGCGTATCTGTTCTTGTGATGCCATTAGTAACCTTTCAGTAGTTCTAGTTTCTTTTTCTTTAGCGCCAACATATCCAACGAGAGAGGGTCAACCTCTGCCGGGGCTTCCTCTGGTCCTAGAATGTCAAGAACGCGACTGAGCAGGTTTTTATCATCGGCGCTAATTTCCTCACCGTTATCAAGTTTCAGCAACGCATCGGCAAGAGCATCTCCGTCAACATTGGCTCGCTCGGCAACCTTGTCTAAGCCACGAACAGAAGTCGTACCGGCTGTTGATGTGTATGCGGGGAAGGCAACAATGCTGACCTCGTGAAGTTTTACCTCTCGTAGAGTTCGCTCGGTCCCGTTTTCATTCCATTCGTCTCCGCCTTTAGGCACAGAAAAACCAAACGACATTGAATCCACATCTCCGCGCCTCAGCAGTTCAGCGGCATCACGACCAGTTGTGGTGTTGGGTAAGTCTGCAGAAACCCTCAGACCCCGGTCATCCTCAGTAAGGCGAAGTGTGCCCGCTCGCTTAGAGCCAAGGATGTCACCCGTGTCGTGGTTCCACAACAACTTTATTTCGTTACGGGTTTTTAGTGACCGCAAAAAAGCACCTGGTGCAATTCGCTCGGTGAATGGTAGCGGTTCGCTCGGCTGGTCAAACATAGCCGCGTAACCCTCAAAGGTCATGCCACCGGCTTCGTCTTCCCTGACCTCAAAGTTCGCAACGTTCATGCGGGTTTCAAGTTTTTGCATAGATGCGCCTTTCGTTCTGCCCTCATTGTCTGCTTCTATTCTAGCAACCACACCATCAGCATGTGCCAGCGTTCGCTTTGCCGAGTCTTTAGACGGACCGGAACCCCACAAAAGGTGGGCTACAACACCTGGCGAGGGATAGTTGTTGTTCCCCGGTTCGGCAGATGGCGAATCCAGGTCAACCAGGTGTCGTGCAATCCAGGCACGAAGCCTCACCCATTTGTCAGCGGTGACATTACCTGATGCCATAGCCCTTGCTTCACGAATTGTTCTTTCCACAAGACCATCACCACCCAAACCCTCGCTGTAGTATTCCAGCCCTCGTCTAGCGGCGGCTCTCATGTAGGCGGGTGGGTCTAGGTTGACAACCCTAACCTCTGAGCGCAACGAGTCAATTTTTGTCAGAGTGGAAAAACGGTGCCCAACAAGAGTGTCCGATGCCTCATAGCCGTCTTCACCTTCACGCCAAACCCTGATAAGAGCCGCTGGGTCATCCTCGGTCCCGTTGATTGTGAAAGACGAACCGGGGACATCAATTTGCCCATCCCGCTCAATCGTTTCAATCTGACCCCTGGCTCGACCACCTGATGAGTCCCACGAAACAAAATCGTTCACATTCAAAGCATCCGGTTCGGCTCGGTCTTCGTCTTTTGGCTCCCAAGCGTTACAATACTGTCCCCCGGCAACATAGTCATCCCACTTCTCACAGTAGGCGCGACCTTCTTCATCAACTTTTTCTTCGTTGAAAAACATACAGTTACCGCAAGCACGACCCTCGGGCACATCGTCCGAGGTGGCGGGGCGGAAGTTGTCTGGCAGTTCTCGCAAATCCGTCAGCGCCATTAGGTAACCTTATCGCTATACACAGAATTAGGGTCAATTGGGTCAATCTGAGAAACCGGCTGTAACTGTGTCGAAGGCAACCCAATGTGAGGTATTGCAGGAAGGTCGAGGCTGGACAAGACAGCCGATGGGTCAAACCCAACCATGACCAACGACTTTGCCATCTCCACCCGCTCACGCTGAGCCTTGACATGAGACTCGGTAAGGTCAACATTTGCCAGGGGAACCCTGACAACATCCGCAGACGCATCTTCCATAGGGGCAAGGTCTTCCAAGCGCCGAACATCGTTGATTGTGAGAAAGCCGGACTGTAGCCCTGTGCTGTAAGCACTCATGCGAGACTGAATATCAGCCCTAAGCAAACCGTCAAGGTTAAACTTCAGGAAAGCCATTTCGCCACCAGAAGACCTACCCAGCAAAGGCGAAAGCGCGGACTCAATTTTGGTGATGATAGGTCGCAAACCGTGAGTAACCCAGGCAAGATTTGTCTGCTCGACTGAGGCATAAGAATTTGTTCCAGGCAAAGCCAAAAGGTGAGGTGGGACATTGAACGCACGAGCAATATCCTCAACCGCCAAATGCCTTGCCTCGATAGCCTGAGACTGCTGTGGGTCAATCTGGGTTGTTTTGAACGCGGCACCACCAGTAAGAACCCCTGTGCGATGACCCTTGCGCCAACCCTTGTGACGGTTATCGAAACCATTGGCTAGGTTCTGTGCTTGCTCAGCGGTCAGGTTGCCGGGGAACTCAATTACGCCGGAAAGGTTTGTACCTGAGCCGAAGAATGTTGCCGCAAACTTTTCGAGCGCCATAGCCAAGCCGAAATTTTCTTTCAACGCTTTGACGCGAGAGACCCCACGAATGTCGCCAGCCCTCAGAACATCGGGAATAAAAACAACTTCGTCAGCGGTTAGAGGCTTGTCTTCGCCTTCCACCGCGAACATCAAACGACCCAAACCATTCCGGTTGATGGTTACATGTAGCGGGTTCAGTACAACAAGGTTTATGACCTCACCGCGAGGGTTGGAAAATACGCGAATAAAAGAGTTGCCCTCAAGTAGCAGTGATGTAATGACCGCAGAGTAAAACGCTTCTCGTGGAATGTCCACATCTGGTTGGTCAACCCAGGCTGGTGTCGGTCTGAATGGTGACCTGGTTTCGTCAGCCTTTACAAAGCAGTCAAGGGGCAAAGTAGAAATTGTGTCAGCAATAAGCGACACCGCCGAGAACACAGCATTGACCTGAAACACAGTATCGCTGTTGATGTTGGTGGCAGATAGGTTGCCAAAACCAATATCGTCACCTGACTCGAAAACGGTTTGAAACTCAACCGCTCTTTGCTCAAAGAATTTGTCGAATACCATTTATCGCCCTAACGCAATGCCGATAAGAATGGCAAGCATTCCACCGACAATCAAACCAACAGGGATTGCTATCATGCTTGCGCCTACTGTAATTGCAACAGCGCCAGCGACTTGTAGTGATGTTTTCATAACCTCAACCATAAAATTGTGGGACAACTTCTTCTAGTCTACCGACAGTTGCCCTATCAAACGCCAACACAGCGGCAACAGCGGCGTCAATCTTTCTAGGCGACTGTTTCTTTTCTTTAACAATACGGGGTCCGAGGTTATCCAACTTGATTACCGCGTTGTCTAAATGTCGCGCCAAGACCCCATCGCCGTCATGAACAACGGTGTTTTCCACCACAGCATCGTAAAACTTGGCACAGGCGGGAACCATGCGCCTGGCAGAAGTTGATGGCCATTCTACAATCGGCAGTCCCGCTTCTTCTAGTACCTGCATTGACCTTTGCCACCGGAATGGGTCGCAAGCAATCTCTCGAACTTTTGGGAAGTCTGCACAAAACTTCATAATGGTTTGCTCGACCTCTTGAATGTCCACCCGCCAGTTGAGGTCGTGTTCGCTTTCGTCTTTTTCCCAAGCCTTGACCATGAATACTTTGACCTTTTCACCCTCTTTTTTTGGTATGGTTGCCCCAACAATAACTGTTGCGTCACCGCTGAATGACCCATCAAAACCTAGAACAATCTCATCGTCCGGGCTTACCGTAAAGTCTTCTTGGCATTTTTCCCACGCGCCATTTGGCAACCATGCTTGCTGGCTTGAAACCCATTGGTTGCATCGTTTGGTTCTGAATTCTGCTTCTGGGGTTCTACGGACAGCGCTTTCAAAGTCTGACGGGTCTGATAGGTCACCGAAACCTGGGTTTGCTTTTTTCCATGTTTCAACATCGCGGTGGTCTCCATCGTTTTCCCACCAAGCCATAAAAAAGTTATCGTCTTCTGTTTCTCCACGAATTTGCTTTTGCCCATACTGATATAGCGTGTAAGCAATACTGTCTTGACCACGATTGTCTGTTTTTACCCCGGCAGTTGTAATGGCACATAGTGTTGCTTCTTTACCCCTGGCACCCATAGAAAGCGACATGACATCGAAAAGTTCTCGGTTAGGTTGGGCGTGCAACTCGTCAAACAAAACAAAGTGAGGGTTCAAACCTTCCTTAGAAAAAGCCTCGGCAGACAAAACGCGATACACGGAACCGAGAGCCCTGAACTCAATAGCATCTCTATACAATGTTGTAATTGCTGAAAGTTGTGGTGAAGACTCAACCATCCGTTTTGCATCAGCAAAAACAATGCGAGCCTGCTGTTTTTCTGCGGCAATCGAATAAACCTCGCCACCCTTTGGACCTAGAATGAGCGAGAACAAGGCAATAGCAGAACCAAGAGCACTTTTTCCTGATTTTCGAGGCATGCCAATCAGACTGATGCGGTGGCGTAGCCCTTCCTCGTCCCAGGCAAACACTCGCTCTAACACTTTTTCTTGCCAGGGGCGTAGCAACATTTTTTCCCCCGCCTTACCCGCAACAGAGTCTTTTGTAATGATGCCAAACTGGGCGATAAACTCGATTACTGGTTCTTGCTCACGCCCGCGCAGGATGGCTTCTTCTGGGACATCCGTAACCCAGCGGGGAGGCCAACTATCTGTTTGCACGTCTTACCAGCATTTCCTCAAGTTTGCTTTGTGTTTTCACTTCTGCCACCCCTAGTCTAGAGCGGTCAGTTGGTGTGAAGCCAAGCAATGAGAGATTGCCGATAAGTATTCTTGTTAGGTCGTTCAACTGTCGCCGCAAAGCCTTGTCCTCTGTTTGTAGAACCTTTGCCCTGAGCGACCAACGCTCGTCAACCAGTTCGCAAGTTATCAGCAATAATTCCATGTCTGTGGTGGGACTAACCCACGAAGCACCGGCATCCCACACCCTGTCCCAAAGTTCTTTACCAGGTTTGCCAAGGGGTCGGTCAGGCTGAGGTTTTTCTTCTATCGCCGGCAGAATAACAACATCTTCGCTATCAGGTAGGGGTCTGTGCCCAGGGTTACCCAACAACCGTTTTTGTTCAACTGGTTTTGGTGGTCTTCCGCGTTGTGGCATTTTTTTCCTTAAGTAGGTTTTGAACTTGTTCTGACTTTACTTCTTCAGCAACCTGACTCAAACCTAAGCCATATTCGTTCTGACCGAGGTTATTCCAGTCAATGTCTTTTCGCCTAATCAACGGGGTGTCGAATCGCTTCCATTGGTCTTTTATGACGTGCTGTGCCCTGCCGAACCTCCGTTTTGTAGTAACAACATATGGCCATTGTCTTTCCAGCGACCTTGCCATTTCTGTTCTTCCGTCCTCTTTGTAAAGTTGGTCGGTGTTCCCACCAGTCATAGCCATTGTTTGCATTTTTTCGGCAACAAAAACGTTGACCAAGACCGTACACCAACTGTCTGCCAAGACTTGTAAACAAAGGTCGGCATCTTCATTGTACCTTCCACGCCAACGATGGGGCAGGTCGTTGCGGATAAGCAAACAAGAGTAGACGTGAGAGTTCAGGTGGAATGGTGGCTTTTTTGTGTATGCAAACATGGCGTAGTTCATACCGGATATTGCAATATTTTCGTATCTGTCGGTAAAGTCTTCTATCGCTTTGAACGCTGGACCAGAGTCGCACTTGATTCGCATTCCGTTATACCAACGCTTGATGCTACGAATGTTGTCGTCAAGTATCCAATGTCGTTTTGCCCCAGATGCTTTAGCATGCTCCCACACCCAGTTGCGAGCAGGGATAGACCCTAGCCCCAGGTTAGAAAATGGCAAACTTAAAATATTTTTT